GCGGGCACACCTTCCGCTCCTTGGACCTCTCCAAGGCAACGGATGGGTTGTCGCACGCGGCGATCGAGGTGGTCATCGAAGCGCTCGTTCGCCGTGGGGCGATCCGCAATGCGGATCATCTCATGGCGAGGCGATCGCTCGGATTGGTAAAGGACACGACTTGGAGCTTTCCCGATCCGATCGGGGAAGTCGTGTTCTCTAGAGGGAGTCCGATGGGCACACCTCTCAGCTTCATCGTTCTTTCTTGGGTGAGTGCTTGGGCGGTCGGCAGGTTCGGCCGATCCTTGACGCATGGGGACGACGCGGTTGGCCGGCATCGGATTCGATCCGACGCTCTTGACATTTATGCCAGTCGTGTCGCCTCCGTGGGCGCCCAACTCAACAAGGGGAAGACCTTCAGAGCCGACCATTCTTGGACGGCCTGTGAGATCCTCGCCCTTCCCCGGGAGAACTGTGAAGACGGAATGACTCTCTTCGTACCCCCCTCCATCCCTCCTCCGGGCCTCCGGGCTCCGGTGGAGGCGGACCCGAGGCTTGAGAACCTCTGGTTGCGCCGGATGGAGAGGGTGATGAAGAGCCGCTTCCCGTGGGTCAAATGCGACCCCCGGCTCCACATTCCTGTGGAGGCCGGGGGGCTCGGCTACACGGGTCGCGGTCTCGCCGTTGGTCGCAGCCTCCGGTCTCGCCTCGGCGCCCTGGTCTCCAGGGGGCCGAACGCCGAGATCGGTGCTGCTCTCATTGGCAAGAAGCCATTCCGAGAGGTGGGCCTCTACCCGCGTCCCCTCGTATTGATCCCCAAGCCTAAAGCCTACTGGAAGGCGGCGAAAGCCGTCGACCAGGACCTCGCGCCATTGGGCGCAGACTTGGTTTCGGTACCGCTGGAATCCTTTGAGTCCTTCAAGTGTCAGTGCATCGAAAGTGAACTGAGACTCGTTGAAGGAGAGAAGTTCCAGCGGAAGAGGGTCGCGGGTAGACCAGACAGGAACAAGAGATCTGCCGTGTTCCGGCGTTTGAAGGTCAAGCCCGCCAAGCCTCTTACGAGGTCTGGCGGCGTGACGAGCCTCAAACGCTGGGCCCTCGCGTGTAAAAACGTGAGGGTCATGGTAGATCAAGACATAGCCTCTGAGATTCGGGAGAGAATCCCAGATCCCCCGCAGCCCACTCAGG